TAAAGAAGAAGACGGATGGAAATTCGAAAGTAAAAAAACTATCCATACGGAGAATCCTTTACAAGAAAAGTCGCTTATACAAAAACTGGCAGAAGCCTTAAAAGACTAAGACATGTACGCAGGAAACACAGTATCTTATAAAAATGTAGTAGATAAGGTATTTAGAGACTTTGGATTCAAATACGATATCAATGATGAAGAAGTTTTAGAATGGCTTGCTGAATTTATGGCTCATACGAATGTAGGGCTTGTCATGACTGATAAGGTAGCTTATTTAGATATATGTGATGGGAGATCTGATCTTCCTTTAGACTTACATAAAATAAAACAAGCTGCTGAATTACAAGGAGTTACCTCAACAGAAGAAGCTAAATGTGGTAAAGGAACAATAGTTCCTATGAGATGGTCTACAGATAACTTTCATGTTAGATATCATCTTGATGATAGAGACTATACTACTCAATCAGAAAATACTTATACAGTGGGTCAGGGATATATCTTTCCTTCTTTTAGTAAAGGAATGGTCGCACTGTCTTATGAAGCTATACCAACAGATGATTGTGGATATCCTACTATCCCTGCAGAACAACAATGGTTAGAAGCAGGATCTTGGTTCATAGCTCACAAAATTGCCAGAAAACTATGGCTACGTAATGAGATTCCCGCAGACAAATTTCAAATTATCGAAAGAGATAGAGACTGGTATTTTGCCCAAGCTGTTAATTTTGCTAAACAATTTAATGGTGTAGATGATGCAGAATCCTTTAAGAATCAGCATGTTAGAACTATTCCTAGTATTCAAAGTCATGCTTCATTCTTTGCTAATATGCAACTACCTGAACAAAGATATTTCAGACCTAAAGTAGCTAGTAATTTCCTTACTTCAGAAGAAAATAGTTTAAAATTACAAAGTACAAGCAATGTGTGTGCTTCTACAACTACTGATTATTTACCCATACTTATTACAGGAGCAGCAACAGCTATAGCTACTACAACAGCATCCGTAATCAGTCAATTGACTTTTTATGGTTCTACTCCTATTACTCAACATGGACATTGTTGGTCAACTTTACCAAACCCAACTACGTCAGACTCTATTGACTCTTTAGGCTCTATAGCCGCTCCAGGAGCATTTACAAGCAATCTAACGGGCTTAACTGCCGCAACGACCTATTATGTAAGATCGTTTGCTACGCATACTTCAGGCACGTCCTATGGAACAGAAACTTCATTTACTACATTACCATAAATGGAAAAATCTATCAACACATACACAGGGCTGATGCAAGACACAGCATTTGACTCTATAAAATCTGAATTATATATAGATGCTAAAGATGTCAGAATAACTACTTCAGAAGGAGAGTCCCAAGGAGCTATCACTAATATGATAGGAAATGAACAAGCCTTTATAGTTCCTCAAAATGATTCAGGAACACAACTGGGATTAAAGGAAATTATAGGAGTAGCTACTATCAGAGAAAAAATAATTATTTTCACTACAGATAATTCTGGAAACAATGGATGGATTTATTATGTAGAATATGATTTACAAACCAGAAATATTAATGCTCTTACGCCTCGTTTAATATATAATAGTAACGGAAGTCCTGAAGAATTACTTTTTAAAAAAGATTGGCCTATAGAAGCAGTTGGAAGATTTGAATCAGAATGCACTCAAAGAATATACTGGACAGATTATAACAACTTTATAAGATCATTAAATATAGCAGATTTCGGTACTACTAGTTCTCCTATAACTACTGATATAAGCGTAGTAGATATATTCCCTGATGTCACATATACTCAACCTATACTTTTAAATGTAAGTGCTGGAGGAGGTAACCTCAGGGCAGGAATGTATCAATTTGCATATAGATTAAGAACAGATGATGGTAAAACTACTTTAATTTCTCCTCCTGGTAATATAATGCATGTTATAGGGGCTTCAGAAAATGCAAATCCTTCAGGAAAAATGATGGGCAGTAGAAAAGGAACTATTACAGGAAAAACTATTACCTTAAGAATAGACACTACTAATTATGTCAATATTTTTGAATACATAGAATTAATAGGAGTTTTTTATGAAGACTATGACGGAACTCCTGAAATTTTTACAATAGAAACAAATGTCATAGATCCAAATGGTACGTTTATAGATATTGTATATTCTGGAAATGAAGAGAGCATTACTACCATATTACCTATAGAATACGCTGTAAAAATCTATCCTTTTAAAACAGCAAAAACAATGGTTCCTAAAGATAATTCTTTAGTTATAGCTAATATAAAACAGAGTTTCTTTTCTATACAAGACTTATTAGCTGCTAACGAAGAATTTAATGCACAGACTTATAGATACGATTCAGGTGGTTCTCCGCAAGGTCCTACAGCAGATGATGCTACAAAATTTAATGTAAAATATAATGCAGACAGACAATGGATGGGAGTCTGGCATACTACAGAACAATATAAATATAAACTTAATGGAACTACTTTAGGAGGACAATCTTTAGCAACAACAGCTCCTATTGGTACAGGAGCTATAAATATCTCTTATCAATTTACTTTAAAAAAGAGACTATTAGATACTGGCCAAGAACCAAGTTATAAAAACAACTGGTTAGGTCCAAATACTACAGACTCTTCTTATAATGATGGTTATACTTATTATAACAAATCTTATGATAATGATGGCTCTACATATATTACAGGACTATCAAGAGGTTATAAAAGAGGAGATACCTATCGTTTTGGAATAGTTTTTTATAATAAAAAAGGAGAAGCCTCTTATGTAGAATATCTAGGAGATATTAAATTTCCAGATATATCAGATAAAGATGATGTTTTAAGAGAAGGACAATACTATTTTCCTGTTGCAATAGATACTACACCTGTTACTCTAGGTAATAACCATGAAACTGCGGGATTTGATGTAGGATTAGATTTTACTTTAGATTTTTCCTCATGTCCTAGTATACTAACACAAATTTCAGCTTGGCAAATAGTAAGAGTACCTAGAGATATAGAAGACAAAAGGAGGATATGTTCAGGGATAGGAAGAACTGTTAAAAACACTTCTGTTGGAGAAGTAACCAAAAACCAAATAGAATGGGATTTTCAAGCTCCTAATGATGAGCCAATATCTCATCCTTATTTCCATAGTCATTTTAGGGACTTTCATGGTGGAACATCTGGCCTATCGACTACAGGATCTGTAATGAATGGTCAATGGACCACTTTTTCAAGTAATCAAATGAAACTTGGAATACAAAATACAGGAAGCACTTTTTATCAGACTAGTGATCCTGATTATATTAATGATGACTATGTACTATTATACTCTCCAGAAATTTCTTATAACTGGGAAGTTAGTAATTCTATTCCTACAGGAGTAGGGGAGGATTTAGGTATACTGGTAACAGGATCTTATGGTTTATTTGCAGGAGATCCTGGCGATATTGGAAACAATTGGGCTGCTAGACCCAGTAATTGGTATGGTCGAGAAATAAACCATACAGACAAACCAGACGAACTATTTGGGAAGAATGGAACAATGGTAGAAATTGGAAGAAAACTTCGTTCCACAACTCCTATTGATAGAGAAACTGCTTTAGGAGATTTTGATGGTGTTACTTATCCAATAGTTCAAAGAGGAATAGAATATTTTAGAGGAGTTAGAGACTGTTTCTTTATGTCAAATGGATTTGCTCATGAAAAATACGCTATGGGACAAGAAGGTGCACAAGATGTATGTATGAGAACCTATGCTACAACAGCTGTTAATGGAACCACTGTACGATACCTAAGAAATCTATATGCTGAATGTAATCAGCCTGGAGATTCCAGTAATATATCCAATGGATTTAGACTAAACTGGCCAGATAATAGGGATAACACAGCATTATCAAGAGGAGCACGTTGTTTAGCTATAGGAACAAAAGCTATATTCACAGATTTTCAAGGTAATACAGCTGTTCCTGCAATGGATGGTCATTATTTTAGAACTTATGGTCAAGGTGTTGGGGCTCCCGAATATTGGCCTGGTGTAATGAAAGATAGCATTCCAGTTGAGCCTTTATATCCTTATTGCTTTCCTTTAAATGCTGCACCAGGGATTTATAATCAATATAATGGTATTGCACTTGACCCTATTTATACTACAGGTGAATTTGAATCTTCTATATTAGCTACTCCCGTATTTGATTTATATGCCTATAGATCAGAGATATATGGAGGAACTAGTCAAAGTGCCTTAGAAAACAATATTTTTATA